ATGTGGATTCCTGAAATGATATTTGGTCATCTCAGAACTTCCACCAATTATGATAAAACCGAAAAGAAAATTGTTGGTGGCAAAAATGGGTTTGGGTTCAAGCTAGTGCTTATTTGGTCGACATATGGTTCTGTCGAAACAGTTGACCATATACGTGGATTAAAATATAAGCAAGAGTTTAAAAATAACTTGGATGAAATATGCAAGCCGTCTATTACCAAATGCAAAACCAAACCCTATACTAAAATCGTGTTTAAACCTGATTATAGTCGGCTTGGTATTACTGGATTAACACCTGATATGATTGCATTGTTGAAGAAACGCGTGTTCGATGTTGCCGCCATCACGGACAAGTCGCTAAAAGTAAAATATAATTCAGGCATGATTCCTATTAAAAATTTCCAGCAATACATTGACATGTATATTGGCGATAAATCAGTGAGTCCAAGAGTTTATGAAGATAGTGGTGACCGTTGGGAATATGCCGTTGCACTGACTCCTTCCAATGAATTTATTCAAGTGTCGTTTGTGAATGGAATTCATACTGCAAAGGGCGGTAAACATGTAGAATACATTTTAAATCAGCTTACACGAAAACTGGTAGAATACATTGAAAAAAAGAAAAAGGTAAAGGTGAACCCTAATAGCATCAAAGAGCAGCTGGTCCTATTTATAAGATGTGACGTAGAAAACCCTGCTTTTGACAGCCAGACAAAAGATTATATGAACACGCCTTCGTCGAAATTCGGCTCCAAGTGCGATGTATCAGATAAATTTGTAGAAAAGGTTGCAAAAATGGGCGTCATGGATGCGGCCTGTGCATTGACCGAAGTTAAAGAAAATAAGGCCGCAAAAAAGACCGACGGTACAAAAAGCAAAAGTGTTAGGGGTATTCCTAAATTGACTGATGCTAATTGGGCTGGAACAGATAAATCGAAAGAGTGTATGGTCATCTTTTGTGAAGGTGATTCAGCCAAAGCCGGTATTATTTCTGGGTTGTCTTCCGATGACAGAAATATTATTGGTGTGTATCCAATGAAAGGCAAAATGCTGAACGTGAGAGGAGAAAATGTGAAGAAGATTTCTGAAAATAAAGAAATTGCAGAAATCAAAAAAATACTTGGACTTGAATCCGGCAAAGTTTATACTTCCATCGAGGACGTCTATAAAAATTTGCGTTATGGGAAAGTCTTATTTATGACTGACCAAGACTTGGATGGTAGTCATATCAAGGGATTAGGTATTAACTTGTTTCAATCTGAGTGGGCTTCATTGACTGAAATACCTGGATTTATTGGTTTCATGAACACACCCATTTTGAAGGCATCTAAGGGTGCACATGAATTGGAGTTTTATAATGATGGCGAATATGAAGAATGGAAAGAAGATAATGATACAAAAGGGTGGAAAATTAAATATTACAAAGGATTAGGTACTAGCACTGGTAAGGAATTTCGCGAATATTTTGCGAAAAAGAAGATTGTCGGGTTTGAACATAACGGGAAAAATAGTATTGATGCCATTGATATGGTTTTCAATAAAAAAAGAGCAGACGATAGAAAGGAATGGTTGGGTGATTATGAGCGCGACGCTTATCTTGACACGGCAAAAACAAGCGTGTCATACGAAGAATTCATAAACAAGGAATTAATTCACTTCTCGAAATACGATTGCGACCGTAGCATTCCTAACTTGATGGATGGTCTTAAAATTAGTTTGCGGAAAATATTATATTCAGCGTTCAAAAAAAATCTAACCAGCGAAATCAAGGTGGCACAATTCAGTGGATATGTTTCTGAGCATTCCGGTTACCATCATGGTGAAGCCAGTTTAAATGGCGCAATTGTTGGCATGGCTCAAAATTATGTTGGTTCAAATAATATCAACTTGCTTATGCCAAATGGTCAGTTTGGCACAAGATTGCAAGGCGGCAAAGACAGTGCATCTGAAAGATATATATTTACCATGTTGAATAAAATTACACGAACCATTTATCCTGCATCAGATGACCATATTTTGGAATATTTGGATGATGATGGATTAATTGTTGAGCCGTTGTTCTATGCTCCTATTATTCCGATGGTTCTGGTAAATGGCTCAAAAGGCATTGGTACGGGATTCAGTACAGATATAATGTGCTACAACCCTTTGGAAATTATTGCTTATATTAGAGAAAAGCTGGCAGGCATAACAAACGAACAAAAACATGGATTCATTCCCTATTACGAAGGTTTCAAGGGCACTATTACAAAAATCGATGATGCAAAATTATTGATTAAAGGCAGATACGAAAAAATGAGCGCGGACAAAATCAGGGTAACTGAATTACCCGTTGGATATTGGACAGAAGATTTCAAGGAGTTGTTGGAGAAATTGATTGAACCAGAAGTTGGTAAAGATGGGAAAAAAAGTGTTCCGCTTATTAAAGATTATGACGATATGAGTAAGGACACCAACGTGGATTTTACTATTATATTTGCAAAGGGGAAACTTGAAGCACTTGAATTATCAAAGGGCGACTACGGGTGCAATGGTCTTGAAAAGTTGCTAAAATTGTATACAACAAACACCAATACAAATATGCACTTGTTTAATGCGAATGATAAATTACATAAGTACGAAACAATTGAAGATATTATTAACGACTATTACATAACGCGTCTAAAAATGTATCAGACTAGAAAAGATTATATGATAAGCGCTTTAAAAAAGGAACTACTATTGCTTAGCAATAAGGCTAAATACATTATGGAAATCTTGAATGACACGATTGATTTGAGAAAGAAGAAGAAGGAAACTATATTCAAGCTATTGGCGGACAAAGGTTATGCTGTTATTGAAGATGATGTAGAATATAAATATCTGGTAAAAATGCCTATGGACAGTGTGACGGAGGAAAATGTGGATAAATTGAACAGAGAACATTCTACTAAAAAAATGGAACTAGACATTGTGACCAGTACAACTGTTAATCAAATGTGGACCAATGAACTTGATAAATTATCTCAAGAATATTTAGAATATAAGGAAGAGAGAGAAAGATTGATGAGCGGAATAGATATCAAGAGTAAGAAGAAGGTTGTATCAAAAGGAGTGGTTACTAAAAAAAATGTAAAGAACATAGTAGTCATTGAAGAATAAATATTTAATCAAGTTAAATCATTTAATCGTTTAAATTATTAATTAATATTTCATCTATTTTGTTTTCATCGTACTCTTGTTCACATCCAATAAATGTAAATATTTTTTTCATGTTTTCTTTGTCAAACATTTTTTCAAAACTGGTCAAATAGCAATATGATTTATTTTCATTATAAAACGCGGTCAATTCCGAAGTCATGTTTGTTATAGTATCAATTGCAGTGTCGTCATCTTTATGCCACCCGCTATTTGATTGTGCAATTATGTTCTCTCTTATTTGAATTATAACCTTTGTTTGTGGAAACAACTCTTTGAATTCTGTTATATATTTCGTGTCACCATCATAATATCTAATTTCTTTAAACCCCCATAATTTTGTGGCGCGGTCCTTTTTAAATAATTCGACAATCATCATTTTTATCATTAGAGCGATTTGTTTAAATTCGTAAGAATTGTACCATGCAGGTTTAATATTTGTTACAACGATTTCTTCGTAACTTGTAGGAGTTAAATGCCCTGGAACATAATCATATGTAGTGGTTTTGATTCTTTTATAAAATTCTAATAGGCTGTTTACAGCACCAAAATTTTCCCCACATATATTGCTATTTGGTATGGTATTTAGAATTCTTTGCATGGTGGTAGACCCTGAACGTCCTGTTGCGCATATTAAGACAATTTTGTCCATTTACAAGTTATAATTTATAAGTTATAAGGTTTAAATTATTGTAACGAAATATAAAGTTCTGTACATTTAGAACCATGATTTTAAAAATAATTGTCTGTCGGTATTGTCGGCCATTACTGGGTGAGCAATAGGGACAACCAGGGTACTCGCATCGTTTATGTATTTCATATATCCCTGCGCCTCACCGTACACCTGCTGAACACAATAATTTAATACAATCTGATTTAATTCTGTAACTTGTTCAGAAATATTATTTACTTGATTTGCTGCGTATTGCAAATAAACACTGCGCATAATTATTTTTAGTGAATCACAGTCTTGTGGTCCTATTGTATATTGACCATTTGATTTTTTATAAACACCTGCTCTAATGCCATTTTGTAACATCTGAATGTTTTGTTGAGAGAAAAATGCCGTTGATAACGTTGTGTCGTTCCATAATCCTTCAGTAGGATTCCTAAATGTGACACATTGATTAGCAGGTATTTTATCATACATTTTGAATAAATCCGAAGTATTAGGGGTTTTGATATCCACACGTCCATTATTCATTTTATTCATTTATATTAACTTATAGAAAAAATTATATATATTTATTTTATATACAATGGGATTAGGTGGATTTCAGAAAATAGTCTTATTTGTTGCTATAATAATTTTGATTATTACTTTAGTAGTAATTGGTATTGCTTTGGCATCGTCTAAAAATAATAAAGCATGGCCACCTAATGTGGCGGCTTGTCCTGATTGGTGGATTAGTGACGGTTCTGGAAATCATTCAAAATGTATTAACAAGAAAGATTTAGGCACTTGCTCTGCAGAATCTGGACAACCTCATCAGATAATGAATTTCAATGACCCTATTTTTACTGGTTCAAATGAGTTATGTGCAAAATATACTTGGGCAGCCAAGTGTAAAGTTGCATGGGATGGTATAAATTATGGTGTAGATAATCCGTGCACATCTACGTCGTCATCGTCATCAGGTGGAGGGAGATGTTCTTCATAATCAAACTACATGTTAACAATACGTTATTAAAGATATTTCATATATATATATATTATTAATAAATATATATGAGATTTAGAGGTGATATTTGCGAAAATACATTTAATTTACCAGACGATGTTATACGATACATTTTAGAATTTATTCCGCTTAAAACGTTGGTTTTCACAAACAAGACAAATTATCATTTATATCATTCACTTATAAGAAAATCTATTTTAAATTATGAAAATTATATTCGCGATACCATTCGTCGTGACAATTCATTTGTGTTTTGTAAAATTATTGCGGAGAATTATACTAAGTGGATTAGTATTAAAAAATATGCCTACAAAAATACAATTTATGCAAATTATATGTATTTTGTACTTGATTATTGCACCGAAAATATATCAACACGATGTAGGGATGACATCATAGCATTTCTCAAAGAACATGGTTTGTGTCAAAATCGACATAAAAAGAATATTTATAAACATATAAGATGGAAGAATTAAATATTAACAATATTTTAAATAGAGAAGAAAAGGCTTCTTTTATTAAAAGTATTTTATTGTCATTTGACGATAATAAAGAAAATAAGCTTTTTAAACATGGTATTTATGTGTACGGTAAACCAGGCACTGGTAAAACGTGGTTTGTTGCGAATATATTAAAAGAGTTAAATTATGATATAATTAAATATGATGCTGGGGATATAAGGAACACATCGGTAATTGAAGACATTACCAAACATAACATGTCAGACAGAAATGTTCTAAGTCTTTTTAATAAAAAAACACGCAAAATAGCCATCGTCATGGATGAGATTGATGGCATGAATAGCGGAGACAAAGGCGGTATTAATACACTTATTAAACTTATCAGGCCTAAAAAAACAAAAAAACAAAAAACGGAAGAAATCTCTGTTAATCCCATCATTTGCATAGGCAATTATCGCGTTGACAAAAAAATTAAAGAGCTTATGAAAGTATGTAATACAGTGGAATTGTTAACACCTACAAATGCACAAATGTCTACCATCATCAAGTCTATTATGATTTTAAACGATGAAATTACGGATAAGATGATTCATTACGTTCAAGGCGATTTAAGAAAATTAAACAGTATTTATTATATTTACAAAACAAATCCTAATATATTTAATGATAACATTATCGACAAAATATTTCAAACAAAGTCTTTCAATGATGATACCAAAAAAATTACGAATAGTCTAATTAACAACAAATACAATATTAGTGAACATATTAATATTATGAATGAAACCGACAGGACTAGTGTTGGGCTTTTATGGCACGAAAATATAATTGACATGATTGATAAAATGGATAAAAAGACAGCTATTCCATTTTACATAAATCAACTTGACAATATTTGTTTTGCCGATTATATAGATAGAATCACGTTTCAAAATCAAATATGGCAATTTAACGAAATGAGTTCTCTTATCAAAACTTTTAAAAATAACAAAATGTATCATGAAAGTTTGGATAAAAAACAAAAAAATACGTGTTCCGAAATCCGATTCACAAAAGTATTGACCAAATATTCGACGGAGTATAATAATTCGCTGTTTATTCAAAAGTTGTGCCAAAAACTCGGAATGGATAAAAAAGACTTGTATGGATTTTTCCACCATTTAAAGGGACAACCGGACGACGATAATGCATTACAGAGTCTGTTTGAAAATTACGAAATCACCAAATTGGACATTAATCGAATATATCGATACATTGAAAAATATATCAAAGAAAACGCACAAGGAATCGTGGACAAAGAGGTCGACATTGACGTAGATGAAGAAGAGTCTGACGACATTTAAACCTAATCTATAAATTTTTATTATATTTAATGTAAAAATAATACATTAAATATATATACAACCCCACTAAATATTGTTCAAATACATAGTATTCTTTTCAGTCCACTTCTTTTCAATATCAATCCACCTTTTATCAATATTCTCGTCGACCGACATTTTCATATGTGACAAATAATGCGAAGGAGACGCAAAAAACAGTGTGTTTGACCCGTTCTTGCTTCTGCACTCTCCTGTTGCTAGTGATACCTTAAAAAATCCGTCTTCGTGTTTCGAGCCAACAAAACGATTATAAAAATGCCCTGTCTCAGCATCTCTAATTTGTGTTCCTATTCCGCCTGATGTATACAACGCGATTTTGGATTGTTTTGTTCTGCCGTCTGCGCGCACAGTTTTTCTATATACTGCAGTATATCCTTTGTCATGCAAATTCAACATGCGCTGAACATCATTGTCACCTGTATCAAATTCGTTTTCTTCCGTTGGGCTAAATCTGTCGTGGTAATCCATTTGTTTACTATATTGGTTATACACTGTATTTGTTTAAGTGTATTTTATAAATTATATTTACACAGCAGATGAAGAAGACGAAGCAGACGAAGAAGACGAAGCAGATGATGAAGAAGACGAAGCTGCTAGTTTCCATTTTACCTTCTCTGCAATTCTTTCTGAAACTAGCTGTTTAATTTTGTTTTCCAAATAGTTCACTTTATCATTCAAACACCCGTTTTCTAGCGTTAGTTCTTGAATTAGCACGGTCAGGTCGTTTATTTGTTTTTGTTGCATATCATTTGATTGTGTCATCATGCGCCTTTGTTCAAATTGCTTTTTATTTTCTTCCCGCATCATAGTTTCTCTCTGAATCTTAATTTCCTCTAGTTGTTTCAAAACATCTGGTTTATTTTCTGGTCTACCTGGTTCATAATTATTTAACAAATCATCAATGTCCTTCAAAAAAAACATGAGTAAATCTCGTTCTCTTATAAAATCTCCAGGAATTAGTTTGGTTTCATTAATATACGGATTATTAGCCCCTTGATTCAGTAATTGTTTTTTGTCGAACGAATTATGATTATGTGAAAACACCAAAATAGATTTTCTAGACTCTAATTGCACAAATGGAATAGTGTAATTTTTCAAAAAATGTTTTTCTTCTGCTAAACATGCCGACTCATCAAATTTTGTTTGTTCTAATAATTCTTTTCTAAATGCAAATGTCGCTGCGGTGGCATGATTAGGTCCATAAGGTCCAAACTTGTACATCTTACTAAGATGTTTAAAATATATGTACATTTCACTTGACCCTGCACACAAAGCAGACGGATTTTTTTGCAACGTTTCCACTGCGTGACTTATGCGGTCAGACGGATAATAATCATCGTCGTCCATATAAACAATTATATCGCCTGACGACTTTTCGTGAGAAACATTGCGTTTTTTCCCCAACGTTAGTTTCTTATCATATTTGAAATATTTTACACAGGGAATATGCGCAACTAGGTCCTCAATTTTATCCGTCCCATCGTCTATAATAATCCATTCTATTCTATCTTTTGGATATGTTTGATTTTCAAAACATTTTATCATAAATGGTATAAATGGACGTCGATTAAACGTTGGTGTACATACACTTACAAACGGGAATTGTATACTGTCTTTCTCTTTCTTTTTGTCCTTTTTTCCCATAAATTAAATTGTAATTATTTTTTATATTATAATTTAATCAAGATATATCTTTTATTTCTGGTTGATTGAGCTTATTGCCCAATTTTTTTAATTCGTTTGTCAAGTGTTTACCACCTTTTTGCGGATAAAATAACCAATGGATTAACGGAAACCAGTGAGTTTTTGACGCAGCAGCAGCCTTTGGCATTTTAACACTGCACGTTTTTTTTGCTTGATTGTCGCTTACTAATGCAGACAGGTCTTCCGGTTTAATAGATTTAAATATATTGACAGAAACTATTCCCCAAATAATAAGACAGAGAGAAATAATGGAGACTATTCCTGCTAGAGGACCTAAATGGACAAAAGCGCTTAATACTATGCATGCGCTAGACGTCGCCAATATCGTAACCTTGTAAAACTTGAACATATCTTTAACAACTGTGAACACGCTTGCAGGTTTTTTATTCATTTCCGATTTGAATAATGTACACGTTAAACAACACCATACAACCGTCATGAATGGCAATACTGGCAAACAAATCAATAAAACAAAAAATAATATTATAAATAAAATCACAAGCAATATAGAGAGAAAATAATAAAACGGAGAAGTAAGAGTTACATCTGTCCATTCGGGAGGCTGCGTGTCGCTAGCATTGCTGTTTGTCTTGAAAAACCATCTCATTTGAATGAACCACAAATATATCAAATAAAAATTATCAAATAATAATAACAAAAGTCCCATTATTATTGCCATGATTGGACCAAATAAAACAATAATTGCCTCAGGCAATACGTTCATTAAAGCAAGAGTTTGATTTATAGCCCAATAATTAATTCCAACCAGTGCCTCGACAATTGAAATAAAATAAGATATTAGAAAACTAGCTTGAGGTTCTGTTTGATAATCTCTAAATAAATCTATTATCATGTTCCTTGAATTAGCTTTATCATAGGGAAAACGTAGTTTAGCCGACATGGGTGGATTCGTAAACGTTGTAAAAATATTGGATGCGATTGCCTCTATTTCCGGCTTTGTATCCGAATACGGAAAGCATTTCATATCTGATGGCAATATATTTGATTGACCTAATTTACAAGCGTACAACACAACTCCTCCTAAGGAAAAATAAAATACAACCATCGAAACTAAGATTATTGTGGTTACAGCAAATTTGACAATTTCAGTCGCTTTATCTTTGATAGAAGAACCATTATTATTATTTTTTTTGTCATCAATATTTTGAGTATCCGACATTGCTTAGTTATAATAAAATAATATAAAATTATTTAGAATAAATGATTAACTATTCATTTATAAATGTTTAGATTTCTAAATGAAATTTATAATTACACATGCAAATATTAGACTCTTTTGCACTTATAAATAATAATAATAATATTTATAAATATTATATGAATTCCGCGGACTCGACGTCATCGACGTTGTCAAGAAGGATATCGCAAAGACAATATTATATCATGTTTTTAGTAATATTATTTTGTTTGTTGTCATTAATGTCTTGAGCTTCTGACATTGCTTATTTATTATAAAATTATTTAGAATAAATGATTAACTATTCATTTATAAATGTTTAGATTTCTAAATGAACTTTATAATTACACATGCACAATATAACACTTTCTTATTAGATAAAATAATAATATATATAAATATTATATGCATATATCAAAAAAACAATATTCCATTATATTTTTAGCATTATTAAGCTTTCTACTTTTGTTTTTTATATTTAATTGGATGGACTATTTGGTTAAAAATCAATACGTTGTTGAAAATTTTGAACAAAATTCATCGAATAGTAACAGTAATGAAACCGTATGCGTTCCAAAAAATCTTATCAAACAAGAAGGACCTAATTATGTAATGCAGTCTTCATTGACTAGCCACACTGTAAACATGCCACTCACAACTAAAACGAGTTGCAATAATTTTTGCGGTCCACCTGCAAAATGTTCCATAACAGGTGACCAATGCACATCGGATGTGGACTGTCCAGGTTGTCTACCTTATGAACCAAGTACAATTGTACAAACTAAAAATATCCCAGGACAAAATGATGCCGGCAAATTAACGTTTAACAACGCTCCAAGGTATTCATCATTGACAACAGATATTGGTACACAAGCTAGATTAATAACTGATAACAAATTCTCGCGGCCGGCGATGGCCGATTTTGGTGAAAATACATGGCGTTCTTATTTTGACGAAGATGAAAACCAATTTAACAGTGCATTTAAAACGAAACCGTTAACAAACATGCCTAATTATAAAAATAGATATAGTTTGTCCGGTGAATTTATAGATGAAGGACCACTCGCATCAAATGCATATTTATCGTAATGTAACAAACGTAATAACTACGTTTTATCTATAATAACTTCTTTAGCTATTTTTCTAATGATTTTATTTTCCTTTTCTGCGTCGTTATCTCCATTGCCACCCATAGATTCTATAATAAGTTTATTATATTGGTCTGACTTTCTTGAATCGCTATATATACAATCAGGATATTTTGCCTTAAATTCCGGTAATAGTTTGGTATTTTTATGAGCTATGTACTTGATTGCCTTTCGTAATTTTAATTTATCGTCGTCATCTTTTTCCCATTTGTCTTCGTCTTTTATATACATTATTTCTCTCTTTGAGTCACTACAGTGAACTGGGCGCTTATTCACGTCCAGTGCCTTCAAGTTTTTAACTATTATATTAGATATACCATCTATAAATCCTTGTTTTCCTACATTTTCCAAATCTGACAGCTGAATTTTCAGCGAATCTACAAAATCCATTATATTCATTGCGTCTTTACATTCTTCGTTCAAAAACACATTCAGGTTAAATGTTTTATTATATGAATTATTGTTTATCATGGTGTTGTTAGTACCATTTTTACATATTTCAAACAATTGCTTGGTAAGCTCTTGATTTTGTTTTTGTGTTTCATTATGTTGACTCATTAATTCTTTGTTTTGTTTCACTACTTCCAATACCAGGGTTGACAGTAATTTAACATCTTCTTCGTTATCTAATTCAACGTGCATTTCTACATGTTTTACGTCGCCATTTGCACCACATTTATTTTTATGCTTCCACAGACCAGCATTTGTACAAAAAATCTTATTGCACTCGCAAACAAAGGTGGGGTTTTTAGACATTTCCATTTTATTTCCAACATTTCCAAATGTGTTTTTTTGATGTTTTGCTGTCAACACATGTCGTTCGAAATCTTTCTTGTTGCCTGTATGGAAGTCACAAGTTGAACAAATATATTTTTTAGGGTTTTTTGGGTTTTTTTTCATTTCCATTTCTCCCTTAATATAGGAAATAGAAAAAAACCCTTAAATCACTTTTTTTGCAAATAAGTTTCCAAAAATAAAATTTACAGTCACAAAAATAAACTTTTATAAAAAGTCGTCTTACCTTAAAAAACTTTATGGTCTCACAAATTATTTTTTTCCAAGATGTTTTTCCATTTTGTAAAAATGGACAAAAATAAATGTCCAAAAATCAAAATCCGAAAAAAGTCTTGGAAAAAAAATTAAATAATTCAAGATTTTCTTTAAGCCCTTCTTTATAATATATTAAGTTGCATACATAAGGCCGGCATTTCCACCAACAAATGTTACCATGTTGACCCTTTCTTCGAAAACATATAAATCAAAGTTGTAATCATATACGCGCCAAGTGGGTTTGTTTATGCCGATAATTTCCCCAGAATTTTCATCACAAATAGTCAACACTTGCGCATAAGGGTCCAATGGGGGTGAAACGGTCGTAAATGCAAACTCTACATTTGTAAATCTGCTCATATTCATCGCACCAGACGGCTGTAATGAATACGGTGAAGTGTCTAGACAAAAATTGTAACAATATACACCATCGGGAGCTGACCCACCAGTTCTGGCATATTTTTCAACGTAATTAAAAACACCTGCGGGCAATACATTTTCTCTATATTCTCCGTCCAACACGATTCCTAGCGCAACCAATATTTGTTTCAAGTTTTGCGGATTATACACACCACTTATCATCAATCCTGATAATGTTCCATCTGAATTAACTCCTGGACCAATAGTTGATGATACTAGTGAGTCAGTGTTAGGATTAGGATTTGGATAATCTCCTGCTGTAGAAGCAGGATACGCAGGGCTAGGCAGATAATTATAAGGCCAATTTGTATAATTTGACCATTCATTTCTTAAATTTGCGTCACTTCTTCGGAAGAAAAACAACCATGCTGACACCATACCAAGCGAATCTAATTGTACTCTGTTTTGACCTGTGACATTATAGAAGATTTTTTCATATACTTGTCTTATCAAATATTTTTGTTCATTTTTCGCAAACAAGGCCGATTCATCGTTTGAGAGAAAACAATACGTGCAATTTAGATTAATGTCTGCATACCATACACCTCTAGTGTCTATGTATGAATTTGGACCTAACGTGACGTCTGGCGGCGTTTGCAAAAAACGATGCATTTGCATATAATTCAGGTTAAAGTTTGGAGCTACATAGGGAAAATTATTTGTGTAATCAAATACATCGCGTATCCTAAACAACTGATTTATCGGTCTTATAGTGATTGTTATTTGAAGTTCATTGTATTGTAACGAAACTAACGGGAATGCTTGCTGACTTTTAAGACCAAACCATGCAGATAAAGGTATATATAATATTCTCCCCCCTATAGATGGCTGAGCGCCCGCAGGACTATCCGTGAAATAAGCGTTTGGATATGAATTAACGTATGAGCCTGAATTTGCAGGGTCGTTTAATTCAGGCACATTTCCAGTCATCTCGTTAAAAAGGTTTAATTTCTCTGCAGAAAAGTCGCGCTGAACGGATGATAATAAGTATTGACCAGAATATTCTTGTAATTTTTGATTGCCACATGTTATAGAAATTTTGCTAATCATTTGCGCACCAATGTTGTCTATCCATTTAAATTCATACGGCGCCCAGTCGGTGTATGTTGTTGTTCCATCTGAATTAGTTACTGTTTGAGGAGGCAAAATAGGACTCCATATTGAGGGTAATGTAAACGATAAATAACAATCCATCAATAAGTCTGCATATCTTTTTACTTTAAAAGTATATGTAGATTCGGATGTTAAATTTAATGTGGGAGTTCCTTCATAATCTAATCTGAAGTTTTGCTTTCCAAAATTGGTGTATTTTGCATAGGTTGATTTCCAAAAAGTTTTACTTGGATTTCCATTTAAAATAATATTTTGTTGTCCTTGGCTGACTAAGTTCATAAGACCACCTGCCATATTTATTATATACTAATAAATATTATTTAATTGTTTTGATTTTAAAACAATATTACAATTAAAAAATACTATAATAATATATTAGACAATGCCAACTGATTCAACTAATACTTTAAGCGCTATTTCAAATATGAAAGAGGACTTTGTGTCTTATATTATCTTGGGCATTATTATTCTTGTATTAATCATTCTGATTATATATCTTGTTTATATTCATAAACTTGAAAATTCGGAATGTAGTTATATGAATAATTTATACTCGGCAGTAGACGGACATATTCGGTCGATTGACCCTAACGATCCGGATTGCTCAGGCAATTTATATGATTATTATATTAAAACGGCATACAATGCGTGCTCTGGAGGTGGATATAAAAACGATTTCGTGAATATATGTAATTTGAAAAGTGTGCTTAAAGAAGGCGTGAGAGGATTAGATTTTGAAGTTTACTCAATTGATAATAACCCAGTTGTAGCAACAAGCACATCTGATAGTTACTATGTAAAAGAAACATTTAATTCTGTAAATTTTTCAGACGTGATGAGCACAATTGCTAATTATGCTTTTACAAGTGGAACTGCACCGAATTATTCTGACCCGATTATTATACATTTGAGGATTAAAAGTAACAATCAAACCATGTACACTAATTTGGCAAGTATATTTCAATCGTATGAAGATATAATGCTCGGGAAAGAGTATAGTTTTGAATCAAATGGTACAAATTTGGGCGGATTCCCATTAGTGAATTTTATGAATAAAATCGTAGTGATAGTTGATAAGATTAATAATGCATATTTAGACAATCCTGAATTTTTGGAGTATGTCAATTTAACGAGTAATTCTATTTTTATGCGTGCATTCAATTATTATGATGTAAAAAATAATCCGGATATAAATGAATTGACCGAATTTAATAAAAGAGGAATGACCATTGTATTCCCTGATTCTGGTGTAAATCCAGTAAATCCTAGTGGAATGTTATGTAGAGAATCTGGATGTCAGATGGTTGCAATGCGGTATCAATATGTAGACAATTATTTAGAAGAAAATGCATTAGTGTTTGATAGATGTGGATATGCATTTTGTTTAAAGCCACAGAGATTAAGATATGTACCAGTAACTATACCAGACCCTGTGCCTCAGAAGCCAGAATATTCTTATGCTACACGCAGTTCATCCACAGACTATTATAGTTTTAGCTTTTAAACACCTTTTTACATATCTAAAGCAAAACATTTGCGTATATGAATATAATCGCCCAAACGTTTGTTTTTGCAAGTATGTAAAAAATAAAGTGGGAAATTCTCATGATATACGCCTGGAAGCAAAAGTAAATGAGGATAATATAAAAAGGACATGTCTTCGCGTGGTTTATAATTAACTATTTTATTCCATTCATGACGTATATTGTCCTGAATATACAAAGGTTTAACATATATCCCTTCAATGCCTGTGTCCGTCGTGGACCTAGAAAAATCGACTGAACCTATAAAGGATGTTTGAATTTCAACCGTTGAGACAATGTCATTTATGGTTTTATAATAAATTCCGGTATATTCGATAATGTCGCCATTGTTAATATTTACTTTCTCGTCATTATCTTTGATAAGTACGCGATTATTGTTTGCTTCTACAATAATTTGCATTTTTATGTATTGAATTGTTGTATTATATTTATTACGATTTCATAATAAATATAAAATGTATTACTAAATTATAGACAATATGATAACAGATAGAGATTTATTACACCCCGACAATAAGAATAAATATACTATGGTGGAAATACTTGAGAACGTAGCCCATCTAAACGTCAAATTTTTATTGCATACGCAAATATTGGACGAGGATTTTTGTGTAGAGTATATTTTAGATATGCGCATGAACTCTGGTGATGAAGACTCTTATTTACTTTGCGAAGATTACATACTAGGATGTCAACCACATCTTGATGAAGCGCTGTTTTTAAAACTGCGAGATATAAAATATAAGGATTGGGTCGAGACATAAGATTCTCGAGTAAATTAAATATTCAATCGTAAAATACAACATTAAGTTAGAATTATTGCAATCAAAATACTAAAATTTAAAATGATTCATTTAACGATTAAAACTTAATAATATAATGCCAAATTAATATACCCAACAAATTATAATATGTGTGAATCTATTCCCATTGAGTGTGAATCGCGCAAAAAAAATGGGTTTAGTCGCTCAATTAAAGTTAAATTTGAATTATTTGTAGAAGTAATATTTATACCAAGATATTCAAGACAGCATTGTAGTGAATTATGGTGGACTGTGGATGACTTGTATTTAAGTGCGATTTCTGCCCAAAACGAGTTAAATGCTTTAGTTAATAAATGTCCACTGATGACAGTAGAAGAGGCCAAGCGCGTTTTGTATTGATATTAAATTTATTATAATTAATTTTTATCTAATTATAATATAATAATTATGAAATCTAAAAATATATGTAAAGAATTAAATTTTGGCGATTGTGAATTGGCAATTTTGCGCATTGCGGTAGACAAAGCGGATGAGAAAATAGCAAGAAGAACAGTAAATTCAGACGACATTTCCAAAATAATAAAAATAGTAGAAGATTTTATTAAACGTAAAAATTTAATTTGTTATGGAGGAACTGCTATAAATAATATATTGCCAGAATCAGAACAATTTTATAATAAAGACGTAGAAATTCCAGATTATGATTTTTTCACACCTAATGCATTAAATGATGCAAAAGAGCTAGCCAATGTCTATTATAAAATGGGATTCACCGATGTAGAAGCCAAATCGGGACAACACGCTGGAACTTATAAAGTATTTGTGAATTATATTCCCGTTGCAGACATAACGTATTTGCCAAAAGAAATATTTAATTCATTAAAAAAAGAAGCTGTAAGAGTAGGAGGTATATTATATGCACCACCTAATTTTTTGCGAATGTCCATGTATTTAGAGTTGTCTAGACCAGCGGGAGACATTAGTAGATGGGAAAAGGTATTAAAACGACTTACGATATTAAACAAAAATTATCCATTAGATGCTAAATGCAATAATGTCGATTTTCAACGGAAAATGGAAAATAAGAAAAACGAAGATGAGATATACACAAATGTTAAAAATACGCTTGTAAATCAAGGAGTTGTTTTTTTTGGCGGCTATGCTATATCTCTTTATTCACAGTACATGCCAGGACATTTAAAAAAAAAAGTAGAAAAGTTTGCGGATTTTGATGTGTTATCTAACGACCCTGAGACAACGACCGAAATCGTAAAAGAGCGGCTAAAAGACATTGGTGTAAACAATGTTAAAATAATTAAAAGAGAACCTGCTGGCGATATAGTCCCACTTCATTATGAAATTAAGATAGGGACAGACACTATCGGGTTTGTTTATAAGCCTGTTGCGTGTCATAGTTATAATGTATTAAACATTCATGGTCAAAAGGTGAAAATTGCTACAATTGATACTATGTTGAGTTTTTATTTGGCGTTTCTTTATGCGGATAGGCCTTACTATAAGGAATTTTCAGACCGCATATTATGTATGTCAAAATTCTTATTTGAAATTCAACAAAAAAATAGATTAGAACAAAAAGGATTATTAAAACGGTTTAGTATTATTTGTTATGGACATCAAGAATCTGTGGCAGAAATACGAGCACACAAGGCTGAAAAATATAAAGAATTAAAAAATAAACGGAACACCAAAGAATTTGACGAGTGGTTTTTAAATTACAAACCGGATGTTTCAGATAAGACAAGCGAATCTAAAGAAAAAAAGGATAAGACGAATGGAACAAAGACACCCAACGAAAAAAAGTCAAAGACAAAGTCAAGAAAACCCAAAAAATCAGTAAAAAGTGGATTTTTTAACTTTTATGGAAAAAAAACAAGGAAAAATCTTAAATCCATTTACTAAGCCAAGCTAAGCAATTAAAGACAATATGTATCTAAGATGACAATGATTACTTCCTGAAAAATTTTAGTTAGTAATTTACATAAAACCCCATTTTCAATTTCACATGGTATATTTTTTTTTATATAAATTAAAAAATATGCAAAATAAATAAAAATTTTTTCACAAAGTATTTTTATATAGAACCCAATGTGGTTTGTAACCGACCAATCGTTTACATAACTACACATATGTGTGCTTGATTGTTTAATGTAAAAACTATGAATATCAAGCAACCCAGCTAAAACTCGGTGAAAATTCGTTTTTTCATTTTTTACATTTAATAAATTACCTATCTTGTCAAACCCGAACAAGTCCAAGTATAATAGTTTTTTATTTCTTTCTGTTTTGAACATATATGGACTTATGCCATCCAAATATTTATTTTCATACAAAGCCGTTCCGTCAATTAAATACGGTACAAAACACGATTTTATGATAGTGTTTGCCAAGTCATTAACAGTTTTGTATTTATATTTTACATGTTTAGTATTTTTTTTGATATTATAATAAGTAATGTAAAACCTGTTTTTAACTTTTCTGCAAATGTCTAGTGGGATTTTGTCGATGAAAAGTGATTTAATATCTTTTATGACTTTCAATGTGTGTGTTTTTTTAAATTCCGTATAAACTAAATTATATAAATTTGTCATAGAGTCTAAATCATCTATAAAATACAATAACCCAGCAATTGAACCAATACTACAACCCGATATTCTTTCAATGCGAATATAATTGCGCTTTTCCATTTCTTTAAGAAAATATAGAGCACCAATCAAGTAACTCCCATTAAAAACGCCGCCGTCCAATACAATATCAAGCTTCAACGGAATTGCGGTCGTCTTCATTTCATTAGGCAAATTCTCTATTAATTTATTTACGTATTCGCTTATCATTTAATTAATATTTAATGGTATTTACTATTTATATTTGAAACGAACCAACATTATACTTTCACGTTATCTTTTATACTTTTTTGTTTAAAAGCAATCTATTTACAAACTCATTTTCTGATTTATGTGAAACGTATATATTAATTAGTTCGGCAGGGGAATAAAAGTTTTCTTTCACTTTTTTTAACTTGGTCGCACTTATTTTACTTCCGAATAAGTGCATATATACATCTGATATAACAGAATGACTAGCTTTGCTTAATTCATGCGTAATGTCAATTCTACCAGGCCTAATTAATGCGGGGTCAAGTTCGTTATAATGATTAGACGAAATAACAATAATTCGCCCAGGCGTTTCTCTAATTCCATCCCATAAATTTAAAATATCGTCTAGCGTTAATGACACGTCTTCTGGTAATACGGTAGGAATCGAAATGGCGGTTAGACCTGACAAATTATGTTGTGAATTTGTCGTCGCAAGATTAGGTATAATTTCATAACTAGATGTTTTTTTTTTATTTTTACATCGTTGTCTATCTAATATTATATCACCGATACAATCAATATCTTCAAATAATATAATTTTGTTATCGAATGTTTTGCTTCCTTTTTCATTGTTACAATTATATGTATTTTCAAAAAAAAAGGTGGACAGTTGTTTTTTGGTCTTGATGAGTTTCAATGAAATTGTGATAATGTCTCTATTCGTGTAATTAGCCAATGCCTTTACAAACGACGTTTTCCCTGTTCCTGGAGGTCCATGCAGTCCAATTCCAAGTGTATATGGTATTCCCTTATTGTCGTACCATGATTTATTATTTAAAAAATAGTCAATGTGTTCAATTATTTGGTATTTTCCGTCAAAAAACATGGTTTTAAAAGTTCTACTACTTTCTAATGGATATTCTTCCCAACAATCCAACACATTTTCGTTATCACTCCATTTTGTTTTTGATAAATTATAAATAAACTTTTTATGTAACCGATTATTTTTAATAGATGCCAAGTATTTATCTGTTAGATTATCTATGTAATTTTTTAAATAAGAAATACGATATTTGTATGAATAAATTTGTATAGTTATGGTGGTCATTTTTCCAGCCCCACGCCCTTGTTTGTTTTCACCGATATCATCATTAACCGTCGATATTTGTACGAATATATATTTGTCAATTTCAAAACTACGTGATTGCGATATTGTAAAAAAATCGTTTTTATTGCATGTTTTTTCAGTTTCATCTTGTGATATATAATTTGAGTATTCTTCTTTGATTTCATATATAGCATTGTTTTTGTCTATATTATTTATAATATAATGCAAAATTGCTCTAAATCTATTTGAATAAGCAGATGATACAATCTGTGCACCATATATTGATGACGCATGACTTTTGCAACCCTCTAATATTATTTTGTGTTTTTTGAAGAAAATAGAAAGATACCCATTCAAAACATCGTTATATTTAATTTTACTGAGGGCCCCTGTTAAAAAGTTGATTAGTAATCCAAATAATGAAATAAGTATGGTTGATAATATCGCATCTATTATAGGGTTGTTCATTTTAATTTTATCAAATATAATCATGCGCAAAGAGCTATCATAATTAGTTTTCAAAGTGTCATATAAATTATTCATTTGTAATAATGTATATATCGTAAGGTGTCTTAAAATGGTTTTCTATCAACATCAAAATTTACTAAATGTTTGCGTAGATTTATTTAATATGTAAAATAAAAACCCAAATAATATGCTTTTAAAAACAAACCCATTAATGTTTAAATTCCCATCTGGAGAGAAAAGAACAGGCACATAGGTAAATAAAATTTTGCGGAAAAAGGGTAACTGGAATAAAAAATAAAGCACTGCAAGGAGAAGCGGCGTTTGAAGTTCGTTGTAAATATCATCTAATGAGTCACTTTGTTGAACGCCTCTGTTATAGTTGTCAATCATATCCGACGTTTGTTCTGAATTTCTAATATAATCTATATTTTGTTGTTGCATGGGCACATAATTTGGTTGTACGTGTGGGTCATTCATGATAGCAGTAGTGGTCATAGGTATATCTCTTGATTGTAATAATGTTGACCCAGAAGCACTAGCTTGTTGTAGCCCATTTACAAGTTGACTGATTGTTTTTTCATCTAAACTAGCATTAGGAATTTGAGGGTGAGAAGCAGCCATATTTGTTGGCTGAACAACTACATTTTCAACAGCAGTCAAAGATATATTATTGCTAATGTTTCCTCCGCCTCCTCCAATAGGGTCGGTTCGCAAATCTAAAATACTAGTAGTATCACTCATAATTATAATAAATATTCGTTCATTATAATAATTACGCAAAATGCTCTATTAAATCTGCCTGAGAGGCAAAATGAACAATTCTTTTATCTTTTGAACATTTGGTCGCTCTTGGTGTAAATTTATAACATTTGTTGTTTTGTTTGTATATTTTATCTTCAAATTGGTCTAAAGGTGGAGCATAAAATACCAAACATTCTTTTTCTTTACAAATAGTTCTAAACAGTGATGCCAATCCAAAACCTAATAAAATTGACATCATCACTTTTCCTGTTTGTGTGTGTACAAATTTGTCGAGATGCATTCCCATTATATATATTTAAATATTAATAAAAATCAATAAATAAAAATCAATAAATAAAAATCAATAAATAAAAATCAATAAATAAAAATCAATAAATGTAAATCAATAAATGTAAATCAATAATGCTTAATTTTCTATTACATTTGTATGGGGATTTGTGATATAAGAGAATCGTCGCTAGGGCATTCTACTTCGGTTTCTTCAAAAGTAAAACAATTATCTGCTTTATCTTTAAATAATATTTTATCTACATTTTCGGGAGTTGGATATACCATGATTGTTTTCATTTCTGGTCCTAATATATATATAAAAAATATACCAACTGCAAAACTGATTAAAAAAACGGGTAAAGAAACATAATTTAATATCATATAAAATTACAATATATTTTATTAATTTTATAAAATATAAATGTCATATTATATCTTGAGCGAATTTTTATCTGTATAAGCACGAACAGTCTTAAGGAAATCTTTGTATTTCTTTTCGTTTTCGTCAAGTCCAACGTCTTCATTTGGAATGCTAGGACTACTAGGAGTAGTGGTTGATTCAATAATAACGACGGGTTTAGGTTTAGGTTTAGGTTTAGGGTTAGGTTTAATCGGTTTAGGGTTTTTAATAGGTTTAGGTTTCCCTACACCTTTAACACCAAAATCGAAATGAACAACCTTTTCTTCACCTGTGTCGAATTCTATATCGCGAATGGTGTATTTATTTTGCATCAATTTATATTCATTAGTGTCTTCATCATACCAAACAGTGTTTTCTTTATACTTTAATTTAAGCAATTTGTCTGCAGAAGGTTTTAAACTATTTAAATATATATTTACTGCATCATTAACATATTGGGTGTTACTCGTCTCATTAAACATTTTAATAGAATCTTTTATTGAAGCAATGAATCCAAAAACGAGTTCAATTTCCTTTACGAGCAATTGATTTTTTTCTTTATTGTCAACAATTGTCATGTATTCTTCAAAATAAGATTGCAATAATGTTGTTTCGTCATTTATTCGTTCTTTCCAATAAGTAAAATTTGCCAATGCTCGTTCAGTGGGAATGTAACCGAACAAAATTTTGTTCTTATCCTGTATAACTGATTGTT